TTAGGCGGAAAGGGATTTTTATGTCTAACGAAATCGTAATTCAAGACCGCATTTACGCCGTTGAGGCCGAATTTAATCAAATCAATCCTTATAAAATTTCCTTTAATAAAGAGGTTCAATTTGCCATGCAAGTTTTTAGTGGGAACGCAGGGCTAATTGAGGCGGCCAGAAAGAATCCTGAATCCTTAGAATATGCAATGCTACGGATTGCCTCTATTGGAATAAGTCTCAATCCTGCCTTGGCCGAAGCTTACTTAATTCCTCGCGCCGGCAAGGTCGTTTTAGATATTTCTTATCGTGGGCTTATTAAGCTCGCAACCGATACGGGTTCAGTCTTATGGGTTCAGGCGCAAACGGTTAGAGAGAAAGATAACTTCGCCTTTAATGGCATTGGCATCCCACCCAAGCACGAAATGAATCCATTTGGTCAACGTGGTGAGATTGTCGGCGTCTACTGCGTCGCTAGAACCTCAAGCGGTGACTCGCTCACGACTATGATGAGCCTCGACGAATGTCTTGAGATTCGTGACAAAAGTTCTCAAGCCAAATTTGGCCCATGGAAAGATTGGGGCGAGGAAATGATGAAAAAGACCGTCATTAAGCGCGCCTCGAAACTCTGGCCAAAATCCGACCGCCTTAATAGCGCCATTCAAGTCATCAATGAACACGAAGGCATTGAGTTCAAAAACAATAAACTCCCCCATATTGATAAAGATTCACTATTAAAACCCGACCCCGATGAAAAAGAGATTTCCGAAATGATGGTCAAGCTAACAAGTGCGAAAAGGTCGCAAGGCGAGCTTATTGATTATCTCAAAACGCGCTTTCCTCAAGACTCAATTAATAGCTTAGAAAATCTTTCGGGCGCTCAATACGCCGAAGCTAATAAGGCCCTTGATTCAATAATTCTTAAACAAGGAAAAAAATAATGAAACCAGAGTTCATAATGATTGACCAAGGCGGTGAAGCTTGGATGAATTTAAAGCTCGGCGTCTTGAGTGCTTCAAATATCTCTCGCGCCCTTGCTAAAAAAGGCACGGAAACACGCAACACGTACTTAATGGAGCTTGTCGGGCAAATCGCCACGCGCCAGTTTGATGAGATCAACGCCAAGGCCCTAGAGTACGGCAAGGCCAACGAAGCGGCGGCGCGAGCGGCCTATGAATTTGAGACGGGAAATAAAGTTTTTCAAATTGGTTTTATCTATGGCCAAGATAAGCGCATCGGGGTTTCTCCCGACGGCATCATGCCGATTATTAAAAAGGGCCTAGAATTAAAATGTCCAATCACCGCCAAAGTTCACGCTGACTTTTTGTGTAATGATAAAATCAAACCTGAATATATGTATCAAGTCCAATTTTCTCTTTTTACCTCTCAATATGAAACGTGGGATTTCGCTTCCTTTAATCCAAGTTTCAAAACCAATATGCTTAAAATTGTCACGATTGAAAAAGACCATAAAACTTTCGAGCGATTCGACAATGAATTGCCCGAATTTATCAGCGACCTCGACGCCGCCCTTGCAAAACTCTCCCTAAAACATGGCGACCAATGGATTTAAGTTTCTCTAGGTGAAAAAACCTAGCTGAATGTTGACGATTGGGAATAGACCAATGACAGGCCGGAGAGACGGCCACTTCAAACAAAAGGATTTAATCAAATGGCATCCGGTCAAAAGAATTATTTCAGACATTCAATGAACGCAAGAAATGACCACAAATTGAAAACATTCATGGGCCTCTTTGGGAGAAATTGGAGAGAAGGATATTTTTACTTTTTTTCTCTTTTAGAGCTATGCGGCAATGATGCCCAAGATGGCCAAACCGAGCACACTTTTCACATCAATACATTACGTGAATTGTGGGGAACTAGTACAAAAGGTGCGCACGATGTGTGCATGAAGTGTACAAGTAGTGCGCTAGTTATGTGCAACACTCGCGCAAATCATGTCACGTTCTCGATTCCAAACCTTTTAAATTACACGGGTAAGTACGCGCCAAATGCCCCTAATAAAGAAATAAAAGAAAAGAAAGAAAAGAAAGAAATAATAATAAGCGCGAGCGATAAAATTGAGCAATGCGAAATAATTAAAAAACCTTCGCCGCTTAGTTTCTTATTTCACTCAAACCCCGAGCTTCAAAATTGGCTCAACGAAGGCATCCACGAAACCCATTTGATGCTTTTAAAAAAATATTCCCACCACGAACTTGCCGACTTAATCGAAAAAGCTTTTGCGTGGGCTGCGCCGCGAAGCATTAGAGCCGAGTCGTGGCTTTACACTTTCGTCTCAAACAAAAACACGCAAGCATTCAACCCTAATCAGGCTCAGGCGAGCTTTAAAACCAAAACCCATGGCGTAGTAGCGACCCCCGAAAATCCGACGGGAAATCCTTATACGGCGCAACGCTTAGCAAAAGAAAGAGAGGCCTAAAATGACTGACCTTTTACCAATCAAGGAAGCGGTTTATGAAATGAGTTTATTTTTTAACCAACAACCCAACGACGAGCGCATTACGGCGTACGCTAAGGCGTTGTCGAATTATACCCCAAAGCAAATCATTTACGCTTTTAAGCAAGTGATAGGCTCCGGCTCGGCTTTCTTCCCTTCCCTCGCCGAGATTTTAAAACATCTCAGGCCTGACTTGGAAAAGAAAGAAGACCGTGCGCCAGTATTGGTAAAAGAAATCCTCGCTTATGTTCAAGCATGGCATCCCGACCTTGAGCGCGAGAATATTTTCAGACTATCGGAAGACGCTCAACTCGTTTTTTTGGCGATTGGTAACACCGCCAATATTAGAAACTCAGAAAATTACGAAACAATGAGCGCCCAAGTTGAAAGGCTCGTCAGAGGTGTACTTGCCGGCAAGTTTAACAACATCAAAAACGAAAGGCTTGAGCGAATCGGAATTAATACCGGACGACGCATAGAATTTCAGACCGCCGATTTCTCGGGCTACTTGCCGGAGGGGCAATAAATGAAAACTTGTTCATGTTGCAAAAACATTAAACCGTTTGAAAGATTTTCCGTGAACGATTATGGGCGCCCAATTTCACACTGCAAAGAGGGTTGTGGTGACGCTGTTAAGCGAAGATTAGAAGCCAAGAAAAACAAAATGTCCGGCCTTCGTACCAATGAGAACGAAGTTTTTCCTGTAAGTTTATTAAAGGTTTTTTTATTATCTGAATAAATTTTGAAATGGTTTTCTTGAGCAAATAAAAAACATTATCACGGAGTGATTAATGGTTGATTTGCAAAAGTTTAACCTAATTTATTTCCGCATCGAAGACGGAAGGAAATTTTTAGTTCGCCATATAACTAAATATGACTCGGTTGTGATTGATAGTGTGACGGGTGAGATTGAAAGATTGACATGGTATTTTTTAACGAAGCTTTATAAACGCGACGGCAAAGCGAATAAGCGAAATAAAAAAAGACCGTTTTATTTAAACGTGAAAAGAAACTAGCGAAGCGGCCTAAGCCTAGTGAGACAATCCCTGAAAAGATTGTGGATATATTGAACCCGAGTGCTTCCCTTGGGTCAATTTTTTAGACAAGTCGTAACCACTTTAACGAGTGCAGGAAAATATGTAAGCCGAGGCAAGCGACAACCTCGGCACTTTTAAATGGAGTTAATTATGAGAAAATTCAAAACCAAGCCGGAAGAATACGGGTTTTATGTCAACCTCGGCAAGATGCTTTTAAAAGACATTGAATGTTATCAGGTTAAAATTGCCTTTTACGCCTCGAAGGTTTGTCAAATTAGACACGGGGGGATAAGTCGCGGTCTTTACACTTTAACCGATTACGCTCGCGACATTGGGATAAGTAATAAGACACTGAGTGAATGGGTGATTATTTATAAAAATGTTGTTTCCAAGCTAGACATTAATGAAGCTGATTTTTCAAAAAAAGACTGGCTCGCGGCTTCACGGGTTTCGGAACTTTTAAGAAATGAAAAAAGAGTAAGTCAGAAATTGAACGGGCTTAAGGGAAAAAGAGAGCGCGGAATCCCTAGTGACCTTGGGAAGGAAAGAATTAAAGATTTATTTAATAGAAACTATGACTCCGGCTCTTTTCAATTATCAATCGACCAATTTTCAAACAAGGTAAAAGAGACAAAAAACGCTTTAGTCTCTAAAGATTTGAACACGCTTTCATTTTCGTCATTGATTGAGCTTAAGGAAAGTTTAGACGCCACTAGTATGGTCATTTTTAATCATTTTAATACTAAGTTAAGAATGAGCGCCATCGGTAACACTCAAACCCTTTCGCAAACCCTTTCGGCTTAAGGATTTTATGACTCAATCAAGTGATCGGTTTTTTGTGATTCTGCTTTTTATATTGTTTGCACTGGCGGCGCATTTTATCGGCGTTGAACTTGGCGAGGCAAAGCGTGAGAACGAAATCGTCCACGCGAATAAGATCATTCAAGCATGTAATCAAATCATTTATGGAGATAAATAATGAGACTTCACGCCAGAGAAAGAATGTTGGAAGCGCATAAAGAGATTGTCGAGAACCAGAGAAAAATTCAAGATTCGACTTCTTTTTTAATGACTGAGCAATTGCACCGACGACAAAAGATTCTAAAAGATATTCATGACCTCAATAAGGCCGTCTGGGAGCGCATGGAAACTGAGTTTACACGTCGTCACACTCCAATCAAGGCGAAGGGCAAATGAGCAATTTTTATAAAATCGAGTGTCTTGACTGTGGAATAAGCGCCGATCTTTTGACAGATACTTTTCACCGAATTATTTGCCGAGAGTGTTTAAACAAGCATGATTTTAAAGAGGTTGAAAATGAAATTTATTCCGAAAGTTATCGAGAGATGGAGAGCGGACACAAAATTTTATTACAGGCTGCAAATCTCGCCCACGGAGATGATAGTTGTGACGGGTTACAAGAATTTATTGAAAGTAATGGAGATTTATAAATGAAAATAATCAACGAAGTAAATCACGAAACCGTGCGCGAGGCTTGCCGATTAGTCGGAGCGAGCTTTAAGCATAACGACTTTTTAAACTCTTTGCTTGATATAAATTTTAACTTCACCCCTGAAAGCGGTTATGAAGTGGCAAAGAATACCGAAGTTTTTGAAGGCACGGTTTACGTTAAGCCCTACACTACTTTTTCGCCTTGGTCGAAGGTGATCGGTTACGCCCAAGGGAATACAATTTACGTCAACACGCGCAAGCTTGATTTGCCCCTTAAAGATCGAGTTGAAAATATTCGCCACGAGATTTTTCACTTGCAAGGCTACGCCCACAAAGGAAACCGAGTGACGGAGTTTAATTTGAAGACCGTGCCATACTTGGGCGCGAGTTTGTTTGTTAAGTATCTTGAAAGCGTTGGGAAGGTTTAACTAAATAACGCACTAACTAAATAAGTTAACGAATATTATTAACGGAATAAGCGCGAATTTACGCGCGGAGCTATTGCCATGTCTCAGAACAATAACCTAGTCTCAAAAGAAAACTCGCTCTTTGACATTCAAATATTTTGGAAAATTGAAGACGTGGTCAATTATACCGGATTGGCAAAGAAGACGATTTACAATCTTTGCTCTATGGGAGAATTGCCACACTTAAAGCAGAGAAAGCGGCTCGTTTTCATACCAAATGAAGTCTCCAAGTGGTTTACACCCACAGGAGGAAAAAAATGAGTTTCAAAAAAACACGAATGGAAGGGGTTTTTTATAACTCCCAAACGGGCAAATACATGGCCCGAAAAACCATTCTAGGAAAACAACACAAACAAACCTTTGAAAATGAAGCTCACGCCCGAGTATGGCGAGCGACATTCGACGGCGTCAAATCAGAGGTTAAAGTCTTGACCTCGTCCACGCTTCGCCATGTTTGGAAAGTCATGCAAGAAAAACATTTCCCACTATTGGCCGGAAGCACTAAAGAAATTTGGCTTCGTCGGTTTATCCTTTTAAAAGACCTTGAGGAATTTAGAATGGAGGAAATTACCACTTCAAAAATTACTTCATGGGTTGAGAAGAATGTTAAGTTTTTTAAAAGTGAAGAGTACCAAAACGGAACTCGCGGAAAGTCTAAGCGTTGCAACCTCGACAACGAACTCAATCTTTTTACCACAATTTTCAACTGGTATAAATCGTCCGAAGAGTTTGAAGCCGAGGCAATCAACTTAAGCAATCCGGTCAAAGTGAAACATAAGCGTGGCGGCTTCGTTCAAGTTAAGGCGGTTAAGGATAAGGCTATCACTTTAGATGCGGCCTTGCAATTTTTCGCCTGTTTAAAACCTCTCTATCGTGACCTTGCTATTTTTCAATTCTACACGGCTTCCCGAGTTAGCGAAGCGGCCGGCCTTCAATGGTCTCGAGTTGATTTTGAGAATCGCAGAATAACGATTATGGAAACTTGTAGGTGGGACATGACCAATAAAATGTTTATTGAGCTTAACAAGTGCCCCAAGAATAAAGAGGCGCGACCGATCTTTATGACCGATGAGCTTTTTGACATTCTTAAACGGCGCGAGCCTTTCAGGATTGCCGGAAATGATTTCGTGTTTCACGTTGAGGGTGCACCCCTGAACTATTCGACGATTCAGCTAAACTTTAGAGAAGGCCAAAGAATCTCAAAAGTGCCTTACACGGGCACCCATATTCTTAGGCATGGCATGGCCAAGCTTGCTCGCTCAATCGGCGGCGGTCTTGATGCGGTCGTTGCAATGACTGGTCACAAAGACTATAAACTTGCGGCCCACTACTCAAAACTCGACGGCGAATATCAAAAGGAAGTTTCCCAGAGAATTATGGCCCATGTAAAAAGCACTCAAATGGGAGAATCCAAGTTTTCTAATGTCGTTTCAATTGGTAGTTTCAAAAAGGCGAAGGCCTAAGCGCCCTTATCCGCGCCCCGCGCCGCGCCCTTTGCCTCGTTTACATTGATTTTTATTAACAATTACGGAGACTTAAAAAGATTGTGCCAGAACTACCCGAAGTCTATCGGCGCAATCTGATTTTAGTTATTTGCCTATGAAAACAGCTCTTTCTTTGTTCTTTATATTTCCCGAAATAGCGTCATTTTTCCCATTTTAAACCATTAAAGCGCCCTCCGCGCCCTCAACTTTTACTTAAGGATTTAAAAATGAAAGTTCCCGAAAACAGTCTTTTGTGGAAAATGGTTCAATCTCATGGCATCGCCTATGCTGAGTATAAGGAAGCATCGAGAAAGGGAAACGCACCACTAGGTCACGAAACAAACGGCAGAATGATGGGGATTGAAGAGTGCATAGTAATGATAGCGGGAAGAGCTATCGCAACGGCTCTTTTGAATCGAGAAAAAAGCATTCTTGAGGAAATTCACGACAAGCAATCTAAATTTTTATCGCCTTTACCCTAACTTTACCCTCGTAAAAATATAGAATTTACTCACGCTTTTCTCTGCATTTTTATAGAATATATTCATTCAAACGTTTCCGTTTTAGTGGTGACTAAGTACCATGACGCTCTAATTTTGTTGTGGGAAGTTTCACGAAAGATGAATCTTTGATAAGGCGTAAAGCCCCTTTCCATCATGGCGAGTTCCGCTTGATAGAGCCGAAAGCTTTCTTGCAAAAAATCCAGCCTCGCCTGTTCTTCTTGATTGGGCCAATAGAAACGGTTGAGGAAGATGACTTGAGCCGTCATTTTTTTGTGGTCTGATACTGCGCCAGTAGGCCGCCGAGGTTATCAATAAAGGTTTCGTCGGCGAACAAGTCCGATTTATTCATGAGCGCCATGAGCATGTGAGAAAGTTCGTGATAAAAAGTGTGATTCAAAAAGTCCTCCGGAAGCTTCTCGCCGTTGCTCGGTGAGTGCGTGGCGACCTCAATTTTGTTTTGCTCAACATAGCAAATCCCATAAGGGTGTGAGCCGTCGGGCGCGTTGATACGCTTAACGTAAGAGACTTTTATTAAATGACCCAATAGATTAAAACTTTTTACTCTCATGATTGCCTCTTTTATAAATGAATGGTTCTCGCGCCCCATTGGTCAACCCAACCAAAGCCAAGTTGAAAGTTAGCGAGTTTCGAGGACGTATAAGAAAGCGGCTTTGAATCAACGTCACCAATAAAACCGCAAGACATTTCAAAAACCGATTGCCCGTGAATTCTCCGGTGCATGACATAAAGTTTGTGGTCATGGCCGTGAATCACGTTTTTTAGGTAATAATCTTTATGCGAACCCGAGCCAAGGAATCCATGAGTAAAAAGAATCCCGTCAATCTCAAGCTCTTGGCGTGTATCAAAAATGGTTTCTACGCCTTCAAACGAAAAG